GTTTGAATCAACGTCATATAAACCATAACCGTGATGTTTGATAGTTTCACCATGATCCTGACCAATCATACTACCAATCATATAACCCTTCTTTCCATCCGCCAAATCAAATGTTTGACGTTTGTGAATATCACCACAAAGAACTAGGTCACACCCAAGAAAATTTAATTTATCGTAACCTTCATCAAAGATAAACCCTAAATCTGTGGATACCCCTTGTACTTGACCATGAAACAGTCCTATATACAATTTATCGTCAGTATTATTAAAAGTAGGTCTTTGATTATGCTGATACAATGAATAAACAACCCAATTTATATTTTCGTCTAAGAATACTCCCGAATCCTTATAGTACTTAATATTTGGATTATTTAACATTTCAATAATTGGTGTTATACTATCAACCCTTTCGATATTATTTTCCAAAAAATCGTGATTTCCGGGGATAATAACAACCTTACCGATTTTTGACAATTCAGAAAGAAACCAACTAGTTAATAACATTTGTTCATTCGAAATGTTAATTTTTTGATGAGCAATGTCACCTGTAATAACAAATCTAATTTCATCATGCAATAACCCTATTGTTTGTTCCCTTGCATTTTCAAGAAAAATACTAAACTGTCTTTTATACATTTCGTGATGTTGAAATGTACGGATATGTATATCCGATATATGTAATATCTTTTTTATCATTATTTTACGTAATTTGATAAGTCCATAGTCATTAATGCACCATTTATGTCGTTTGGTACTTTATATTCTACAAATGTTCCGTCTTCTTTTAATAGAACGATAACACCACCTAAGAAGTTAAGGTTAGCATATTTACTACCTTTTAACATTTCCCTTAATAATCTTGCATACAATGGAATTTGAAGGTAATAATGTCCCAATGCGTTGTTAGGATGATTTTGAAATGGTGGATACATCCCTTTGGTAAATGTATTAATTTCAAAATTTTTCGGTTGATTACTTTTCCAGTCAGTAATAACTAAACCAAAATCGGTTTTTGCTTTATTAAACATCAACCAACCCTTATCTGGTTGACCTGTATAACCCAAATCGGGATCTCCAAGGATAATTTCAGTATCGATAAGTACCGCTCCTCTTTCTTCCATTAAATCAAGATATTGTTTACCAGCAATAATCATTTTATCACTTTTAACCGTTTGTTCTTCATTAATGGTATAAATCGGTTGACGAACATTTTTATAGTTTCCATACCTACCAATAAGGTCTAATTCTAGCTCATAGTGAACACGACTACCCATATTAGTTGAATAGTCACCCGCTTGTCTCCATTCTTCCAAAATTAATTTTTGCTGTGCCCGGTCACCCTTAGCCATTCTTAATGAAATTCCTTCGGCATCGAACGGCTCGAAAAATTTCTTCATAACTTTAGATACAGATGGATAATTTGACCTAATTTTACCTGTCTTACTATCCAACATGTAATAAATGTGTTTTGACTCAACAAAACTTAACCTCAGTTCTTTTCTTCTTTGTTCTAATAAATCATTAATTTCTTTAGAAACATCTTTTAAATCTATATTCATTTATTTTATTTTTTTTCCGCCTTTAGTCAAAAGTTGCATAAACTTTGAATTTTTCATTTGTGCAATTTGATCTAGTTGTTTATTATCTTCTTCATCGTCCCAATCAGAATCTTCACCCTCAATAAATTCATCTTCAATAGCCTCTACCCTTTCATATATGAATCTTTCATGTATGATTCCGAATTCTTGTGTTAGCACTAAAAATGTTCCTAAGTCAATTGTTAGTGGAACTTGAAAAATAAGAGCGTCACCCTGAAAACAGGCTATTTTATTATCAAATACTGCAATTTTAAATTCTGTACCACCTCTATTATTTTGTCCTTGTCCGACAAAAAAACCATCAGAATTATATCTGAACGATACCGCTTTAAAAAACGTGTTTAAATCTTCATTATTCATATTAATCTAATTTTTTTATTTCGTAATTACTTAAATCTCCACATAAATCGGCTATGTCCTTATCAACATCCAGTTGAACTATTTTCACTTTATTGAATAACTTCCCACAATTTAAAGTATGAAATAATAAAACGGCATTTTCCCAAGCATCACCATCCAAGACAATAATTAATTCCTTTGCATGGTCATAAAGATAATTAAACAAATAATCCCCCATATGTTTACCTAACATCGGAATCGAATTTGGTAAAAATATGGAGTCAAATGCTCCTTCAACAATGTATATTGGCTTATCCCAATCTATTAAATTTTCATTAAATATTATAACCTCTTTTTCTGCAATTGGATTTTTATATTTATTCTTGGTATATGTCAGGTACGATCTTGCTATAAAATAATTTAAATTACCGTCTTTATCAAAAGATGGTATGATAATTCTATTTTCATATTCACCTTCATAACAGAATCCAATTTTATATTTTCTTATCTGTTCGTCAGTTATATTTCGTTTTTTAATGTATCTCCAAGCTTGTTTATATTGTGGGGTCATTTTTAAACCCATCGATGCAGTTTCAAAAGAAATGTATTCTTTTGGTAAAACGACTTTTTTATAAAATTTCTTTGGTCTGTCACCGTCATCATCGGGTCTTAAAATTTCATATTTTCTTAACTGTTTTTTGTTTCCAAACTGTTTGATTAATTTTTTAACTGACCCGTGAGTATCATGAGTGTCACAACAAACCCAACACTTATAAACACCATAATCACCTTCTTTATAATTTACCTCCAAATTGTATTTACCGTCACCTTCGTCTAAACCTTTGATGTCATATGAGCACACCGGACAATTGAACGCCAATTGTCCACTATACTCGTTATGGTTGCGAGACTCACCTAAAATGTCTTCTAGGATTTCAACAACTCCAGAATAATCAACTTTTTGTGTAATCATGTTAAAATATAACAAAAAATTTTCAGAAAAAAAAATCCCCCGAGACTACACCATCTCTCGGGGGATTAGAAATGACGAATATTATTATCCGTCCCAATTCATTCAAAATATACGAAAAAAAAAGTAATTAATAAAATTACTTATCAATTTTTGTCATATTAATATAACCAATAACACAAGTTACAGCATCACTCATGTCGAAATTTTCTTTCTTTAAAGTATTTGTCTTAGTATATAACCACTTTATTTCAGGAAACAATGTATTCACATGATCCCATATAACTTGTTTCTTATCAATATCTTTTGGATATCCGCCAAACAAAACAGGTTTTCCGGATTTATTTTCCCCAACTAAATCGGGGAATGCAAACCTTCTGGCGTTATATGTTGAAATAAATGTCGGAACAATCCCTAATATGTCGTAACAACATTTTAATATCATGGAATTATACCTAAGTAGTGTTCCAATTGTATAAGCATTATTTGAATTTAATAAAGGTTCTTCGATTATCACTTTAATAATCCCTAAATCTTTATAATTTTCAAGATGTTTCTTAAAAGCTTCCGCCTTTTTCAATAATTCCTCAATCTTATCTTCAGGAAGAGGTTTAATTTTTGGTGAAAAATGAGTTAATTCTAATAATTCAGAGCCGTTGATATCGAACAATGCGAAACCCACCGTCTTTGTACTTATATCTAAACCTAAAATTTTAGGACTATTTTTTAATCTGTTATTCTTCATAATATTTCCATTTATATCCGCCACTAGTTTTATTGTTATTTTTATTTCTACAACACTCTGAAATATGTTTTAAATTTAATTCTTTTTGGGCTTCAGTAATTGAATTCCATATTTTTATTATTTTATCATCTAAACTAAATTGTATTACCCGTTTTTTTACAGTTGACGCTTTTGATAGTTTATTTTTATATTCCTTAGAAAATATTTTCCCTTTATTTGGGGATAACCTACCTTTTAATGATAATGATAAGTTTTTTTTATGTGAAAGTGAACGCTCTTTTTCATTATTTAAATGAAAAAGAGGTTTACCTTTTTTAGACTTTGAAATATTTTCTCTGGTTTCTTTACTTCTTTTTTTACCTATATTACCTAATCTAATTTTTTCAATCTCTTCAATTGTTCTTTTTCTACCTTTTAAATTCGGAGGATTTTCGCCTCCGCAAGTCAAATTCGTTAAACTACAACCAATTGATTTAAAATATGAAATATAATGTATTTCCCAAAATTCCCAATTAACTTCTTCTAATGTGTCTATAATAATTAATTCGGGTTTAATTTTTCTTTCAATTAAACTAAAAATCCATTTATCTTTATAGGTTATTTTTTTCTTACTATCCTGTAAATGTTTTCTAAAACGTGAATTTGGATTTATAGATTTTCCAATATACCTTAATTGACTGGTTGTTGGATCAATTAACCCATATATGTATACTTGTTTCATAATAATAAATATTATAAAACTTGTGAAAAGATTGTTTTAGTTGTAAT